CAGCTTGGGTAAACCGCCAGCAAGGAAGCTGACCAGTGTAGTAAACAGAGTAATCATTTTTCATCCTCATCATCATGCGACAACTTGACGCCTGCCAACAACCCAATAAAACCGCCGACAATGGTTTGAAACGCTGGGCTAATTAGTTTAAATATTTCAGAGTTGTCCACCTTCTCGTCAAACAACCCAATCATCAGCACCGCTACCATGCCCATAACGACGATGCACAGGGTGAAGCTGACCATCAAAGTTACTGCAAAAGTGAGTTTGGCTTTCATTTGTCCCGCCTGTTCCACATTTCAAATAGCGCCTTGATCTTCTCTTCCAGTACCGCCACGCGCAGGTCCAGTTTTGCCAAAACGATGATCAGAGTGATCAGCGCCAGCAGGATCGGCCATGCTTTAGACAGGACTTCAAAGAGGTCCATGCTACAACCCTAGTGCTTTTTTCACAAACTCAGCAGCAACGCCGGGGCCAAAAAGTACTGCCGCAATTACAACGTACAGCAGGTACTCCAGCTTCTCCATCCGTTTGGAGCCAGCGGCAAAACTTTTCTGGATGCCTGCATACCTTTCGGCGCAAATGGCTTCATGCGTAGACAGCTTGGCTTCTGTCTCGGTAATCATTTTTTCAGTCATAGTGCGTCAATAAAATGATTAATTAGCAAAACCACACTAAACTTGATACGACAGTTCTATGTATAAATCCGCAGCACCACTGTTGTATTTTGAAACCAATAATGTTGCCTGCCCTGTGGTCGTTTGCTCAAACATGCTAATGTAATTAGTCCCTGCAATTGCACGGGCGCTGATGCAGCCTGTGGTTGAGGAAATCTGACCAAACGACACTGCACCAGCAGAGCGCAACAAAGTATTTGAATTTACATTCCAAGGCAATCCGCGAATATATGTTGCGTTAGTGGCGGTCATGCCAGTGGTGGTAATGTCCGTAAGAGCTATAGTTACAAATACTCGATTACCAATTCGCGTATACAAACCATACGCATAAAGAAAAGTTGCAACATTACCTGCGGTTTGGTCATCCGCCAATACGGGGGTAAAAGTCCCTGTATCGTAATACCCCATCAATTCCGTGACTGATGTTCCAGAAGTAGCAGTCCCAATATTAGGAAGATAAAAGCCTCCCAAATAAGACCGTGGCGTGTTTGTAATTTGTGTGGTTGCCCTTAATTCGGCAACGTAAGTGCGAGTACCGTTGTCTAAAAGGCCCGTTGTTGTCCCAGATAATGAGGCAAAACCAAAAATAGTAGCGTCTAAACTTAGGGTTGTTATATTCATCCCTGTGGTACAACTTTCCGCATAAACCTGCTGAAAACTATTCCCGTTGGAATTCAATGTGTATAAGGTTGGGTTCCCAACAACAATGCCCGTCCCGCAGCTAGAAACTTCTGGTTGGGTAAACCTGTTGTCGCTACCCACCCACATTGATATGCCTTCACCAAAGGAAGTAAAAACGCATTGATTGATGTTGTTTAAATTAGCGCGTTGGTTGTCTGTGCTGCCAATGGTTGTGCCAAGCCAAATTCCACTGTTGGTGTTTGTGCCACTGCCCCCATTGGCTCGGCAATGATTAATTTGGTTGTAGTAAGGGCCAGCCACGCCGGTGATGCCCTTAATCATAATTGCTGACGTACGGTAGTTTGCGTTGTTGGTTACGCCATCGTTGTACGTAAATGTCCCGCTACCTACGTTGGTAATTACCGCATTGTCAACAACGCACGATTGAGCGCCTTCCAAAAATATGCCTGCGCCAGTGCAACTGTTCATGTCGATCCGTGCATTGAAAATCTTTGCGTAGAGAACAGAAGTAGTTGGGACAGTTACAGACGGGCTGGTTGATGTGCGAATAGCAAACCCATTCGCGGTTTGCTTAAATGTCGCGCTGGCATCAAACTCAAGAATAGTGTTTGGATACACCTTGATGCTCGTTACGGCGTACGTCCCTGCATCCACATACACGGTTTGACCACTTGTAAAGCACGCATCAACGGCGGCTTGAATTGCAGCGGTGTCGTTTGTAACCCCATCGCCAACAGCGCCAAAGTCTTTAACGCTGACTGTTTCTCGCAATTTGGTTTGCACAGTGGTCAGTACTGCGCCCGTTCCAGCGGGTAGGTACGTTACGTTAGCAGATGACATAACGCTAGAAGAAACCTTGATGTAATCTGTACCGTTAAAGTACACAAAACACTTTTCACCGACAGCGACAGAAACACCTGTTTGACCCGCAGCTTTGAATGTAACCGCGCTAGTAGCACCTGCGTGATCCACCATGTACAGTTTGCTGTAACTTGGTCCAGTGATAACCTTGGTGACTGTCTGTGTACCAGTGATACGAATCACCATGTACTGGGCGGTGGTAGAAGTTATTGCGTTTCCAGAAGCACTACCCGTGGTATTGGCTAGAGTAATTGCACCATCACCAGCAAAAGATAGTGTGCCAGCAATGGCAATGTCAACATAATCTGTAATACCGTAATTAACAGTGTCACCCCAAGTACCCGATAAGGAGCCTTGTGTTGGGGTAACTAAGCCTAAAAGAGTAGTTGTTGCGGCCATTAATTTATCCTAAGTTGCAGTATTTAGCCAAGTGGGTGTTTGTGGATTTTCTACTACACCCCCCTCGTCATTACCCCCGCTAAGAGACATACCATCAGGTTGTTGCCAAGCGGATCAGAGCAGCAGAAGTGGTATTACTAGGCATAGTCAAAGTAAATGTGCCAGCAGTAATAGTTTGTGAACCAAATGTATGAACGCTAACAGCAGTATTGCCTTGAGTTGAGTTGTAAATCAACACCGCGTCAAATGCTGTACTCAAAGTCACTGTGGTGTATGTAATACTGGCCGAAGGTGTAACAAAAGCAACACCCGCAGTTGTAGAGCTATTGGTAGCTGTTGGGGCAGTTGCCATAGTTACTGTTACGCCGCCAGCCGTATAGTTTGTACCCGAGACTTCACCTGTAGCTGAATAAACAGTGGTAGAAGCATTTACCGTAGCAGATGCTAGATACAAAGCCGCTTTAAACGTATCTGCGGTAGGGGCTGTCAAACTTGAACGAGATACAAGCGTGATTGTTCCAAATTGATGTCCGCCATTGAGCAGTTGGCCCATGAACGATGTGCATAATGCCTGCGTATTTGCCATGATATTTCCTTAATTAAAAGATGCTGCTTCTACCGCAGAACTTGTGCTTTTCTTGAGGGCTACATGCGCCGAACGATGCACAAGTTCCCCTTCCAACCAATATTCAATCCATGTTGTAGTTTCGTTGTCGTTGTCTATGGTTCCTTCCCGTTTTTCCAACAAGGATTCGTCCATCAGACCTTTGGTGGTTGTAATCATGGTAGTCGTATTAGTGAGGTGGTGGATGAGTTGGTGGGCATCACAACTGTGAACGATGATGTGGTGGTTTTGTCAGCACCGAAGTCCAATACTGCCACCGATTTGTTTCCCTCGGTGAAATTGTAAATCAAGGCACCCCGTGCTGTAAACGCACCCGGCGTCCAGACCACGTTGGTGAAGTTTACAAAGGCAGTGGTGTCTGTGACACTGACCGAGATGCCTGTCATAGCTTGCCCTCCCGGCACATAGACTGTGCCTGAAATCTCCCCGGTTGCTGTGTAAACGGTGGTAGCCGCCCCTATATCGGCATTGGCTGTGTACAGTGCCATGTAGAAGGTGTCTGTGGAGAAATCATGCACCCCTTGAAGCAGTTGCTGCTTGAAGGATGTGGTCAGAGTTTGGGAAATGCTCATGTTACTGGAATCCTAGCCTGCCCACTGCGGTATGCGTCAGATCGCTCAAGGCCATCGCCCAGACGTTTAAGCTGTACCAAAGCCTCACCAAACTTGGTGTTGTACAACAGAACCATGTCCTGCTCACCCTTCATATAGGTGTAGGCTTCAACCAGTGTCCCATACAGAAGTGCGGGGTCATAGTTGTCACCGAGCCATGTGGTTGAAGCTGTGACAATGGACTCTGGGTAGTAGAAGTACTGTAAGTCTGTTGCCAAAGCC